ATCGCAGCCATAACTGCAGGATTATTTCTAACAATATTAGTCGACATAAAATTTAAGTGAGCTGTAATGTGTGCTCTATGGTCTTGACCAGGAAAAGCTTGAAAAGGTTTACCAGCTAACGCATTAATATGTTCCATACTTGGATCCATCGGTGCAGTAGGAGCTGGTGGTGGTAAAACTGCATCCACATTCTTAACACCTATCGCTTCATACATGTTTCGATATATCTGATACATGTTGTGTAACATTGGATTTGATGTTGCTATCTGTAATTGTGTTTGAGCCAAAGTAATTCTTTGAGACATAGAAAATATATTTGGATCTGCTACAGGCACAACATCTATTCTATCATCAAAATCTGCTTGTTTAACATTTCTTGCACCACCCACAACATCATATGGATATTCTGGTGGTAAGTATTGTGATACTACTTTTGCAAGTAATTTAAATTCTTCTTTCATCGCTGCATAACATCTTTTGTGAATCGCTGACATGACTCGTGAGCCTCTTTCGAGAAGAGCGATTGTGGTTCCAACTGCGGCTCCTTGGTTACCATCTCCCACTTGCATGTCAGCAATCGCCGCGAATCTTTGACCAGCTTGTACAACGATACCTAATAAATTTAATAATGTCTGTGATGGTTCTTTGTATGGTAATGGAAAGAATGCATCACGTAATGATCCACCTGGTGCATCAACATCTTTAAACTCACCTGGTTGTATAGGTGAAGCTTCATCTCTGACTCTCACACCTCGTTGTTTAAATCCTGCTGGTAAATTTGATAAAGTCCCTGCGTCTAATAATTGACGGAGAGCCGCCGTTGCCGTACGGCTCAATCCGCCAATCATGTGAATGAGTCCAAAGCCATAAAATCCAAGTCCTGGCAGAAATTTGAAATGGACGAAGTATTGGATCTTATTTTTCTTTAGATCATTGGGCGCATAGTTTCTCTTGATTGAGAGAACTACTCGGCTGCCTTCTTCTACAGTTACAATGTAGGGCAATTTTATTCCTGTTGGTTGTCCATCAGCACCAACTTCTTCAAAACCTTCTAAGTCTAAATTTACATGACACTCTAACAAAGTGTATACTGGTTCTTGTTTACCAGTTTTTTTAGTGCCATCTAATTCTCTTTCTTTTTTTTCTAAATCATTTCTTTCAACATTACCTGGAGGACCTAATTCTACGTCTCTGTAAAAACCAGATACTTGTTGTTTTCTTAATTCATTTTCTGAAATTTTAATTACGTGTATGATAGATTCTGCATCGTTTAAACTAGTAGCTGTGTATGGAACCACTAACTCGTCAGCAGGGACAAACTTGGATACCACTCTACCCATTGGCACATCGTAGTAAACTTTTTTAAATGTAGATCCTGCTAATGGTAAATGAAATAACATAGAATCAAACTCTGCTTCATATTCTTTCATCTCATCCATAATTAAATAATTCATATAATCTTTTACACGACCAGCTTGTTGTTCTGTTGCTGGATTTTTAACACCAATGATTTGTGTTCTTACTGGTCCATCAGCTGGTAATAATTCTTTGTACGCTTGTGCTTGAAACTGTGTAACTGCTTCTGCTAACACTGGGTGTGTTGCACCTGAAGCTCCTTGAAATGGTTCTGTTCTATTTTCATATTTAAAACCTAAAAGATCTAAACCTGTAGTGTAAGATTGTTCCCAATCTTTTCTAGAT